GTGATAACCAATGCGTTGTTCTTCTTGGAGTTGTTCTTCAATTTCCTTGTAGAACTCTTCGTTAGTCATCGGTATGGGCGCAACTATAGTATATTATACAGAACTAATTGATATTAGTCAAGTTGTGATATACCGTAGTGATGGACATATGCCCATGGAAATATCCTGCGATGATGATAGCAATTCCAAACAAGAAACATGCTACCAGTGATAGGACTAATGGGATAGTTGGATTAGGATTTGACATAGCGTTGTATCCTTACTCCACCTGTTAGTGGATCAGTGATTGGCACACTAGTATAACACATGAGTTTGTAATCGCGTGGTTTGAGATTAGATCGTTCAATCTGATCTACTGCATGATCAAAGCACATGTACCACGATAGATTAAACTTACCAGTGCGTGGTTCTAGACGCCATGGCATACAATTGACTGGAAATAGTTCAATCTTAGCGCATCTAGTGTGTTTAACCCCACGATCCTTGAGCTTCGGGCGAGTGGAAGACTTGACCGAAGGTTTCTTTGATGTACTCTTGGATGATGTCTTTTTTGTACTGAGAGACGCTACGTTCTTTTCTAACGCTGATTGAGTTGTCGCCTTTGACTTCCCAGACGAGGTTGTCACCTTCTTGCCACTGGAGCGTGTTGAGGATGTTTTCTGGGATTTGGATGTAGTAGTCTTCCGTGTCGGCATACTGTTCAATTCTTAATGTAACCATTTTCCTCTAACCATTGACGAGTGAGTGGTGTCGGTTCGTATTCTGTCCACATACTGCCACGAGCGCAGCTCTGGAGTGCTTTCATGGTCATGCCTGCTGTCCTGCCTGCCCATTGCGCTTCTGCTTCCCATGGGACACTGTGCTCAGGGTATGTACGCTCTGCCATCACACGCCAGATCATAGGCACGTCCTCTTCTGGTTTGATGATAGCGATCATACTATTCTCAATAGTGCCTGCCATACAGTCTTGTGCAGCGTGCCACCCTTCATGTCGCATCAATTGCATCAACACATGTGGTTCATCCATGTATCTCCTATTGAGATAGATGTTGTTACTCACAGTGTGATATACACCACGATGCATGATAGGGAAATAGCGTTGATCAGCAAGAAACACTTTGATTCCAACCTGATGCATTGCCATCAACATAGTGTTGAATTCTTGTGCATGACGTGTGTAACGCTCTGGGTTCTCATACTGTGAACTAATGTCCAACAGTGAGTACACTTCATTCACATCATTTGTACACTCACGTACTAGCATACAACCCATAGAATCCATGGTATTGTATCCTTTGGTGATTTTGTCCTCTCCTGCTTGCACACTCATACCGTGTGCCATACCAAACATTAGTCCTGCCAAGATGGCATTACGCATTTTCATCACATAGTCTCCTCATGGTGTTGATTTCATGTAGCAATAGTTCTGCATCAGCATGTTTGCCCTCATTGTGTGCCTTGATGTATTGTAGTATCAAACCACGCAATGAGTCATCTAGAGCGTCATCCGTCTGTGAGTTCATAGAATCGCTCCTGAAGCTCATGCTCATTGTAGAATACAGTTGGTTCGTCCTCTAGTTGCTCGGGATCCATCCATTCAAAGAACTCATCAGCAAGTGCGAGTGCTTCATCAATCATGTCCTTTGCCATCAGTACACGGAATTGAGCAACAACACCTTCATAGATGTCATCACGTTGTGCAGAGATACGCTCAGTGGTAGCGTCGTCGTGAGTGTAGTAGAAGTTGTTCACAGTTTGTTGGCGAAGATAATGTTTGCGAGATGGTCGTACTGGATGAATTCTACATCCTTAGGGAGCAAACTGACGGCAGCAGCAGCGAAGTCGTTAGGAAACTTCTTGAACATGCGCCAGAACTTTTCAATGCCCTCATCATCTAGGTCTTCATGTGGCAGTACACGGATCTCCCATGAACCACGAGTGTATCTGTTAGGATACGGTTGGATGTACTCTTTGATGTGTTCAGCGAGCATGTTCATTTGACAAATACCTCATTAGTGTGTTCAATAGTAAGAGCTTTGATGTCTTGCAGCATCTTGCACATGTGTGCAACATACTCTACATCTTCTTCATTGGGTTCAAAGTCATAGGCACTGTTCCAATCAACAGTGTTGTCTTCAAACACAGGGGCACCGAACATATAACCATCATCTTCCATTGCATATGCGTTGCCATCAGCAACGATGTAGAAATTGGGAGCGTTCATGATTCTTGAGGAATTGGATCTGAATACAGTATAGTATGTATGGGGGAGGGTGTCAACCCTATTTGTAGAGGTAACCACCCGCCCAGTCACAGTTTTCCAACACCCACTCACGCTGACCAATGATGCGAAGGTCAAAGCGAACATCCTTAGCAGGTGCTTTCCAGGATGCTGCTTTGTACAGTTCACCAGTGTTCTTGTCAACAAATGCATGGACACTCTTGCTACCATCGCAGCATGTCTGGACGATCTTGTGATACTTACGACCAGTCACAATGCTGAACTTGTACACATCTTTGCCTGCTTTGTAGTCAGCAATACGCTCTTCCCAGTATTGTGGATTGTCAGAACTGGGCATCAGGAACTGAGCACGCTTGATAGACTGGTGAAGGAAGTTCTGCTCCAGTGCTTCACAAAGCATTTGAGTATACTTGAGAGCGTTAGCAGCGATTTGCTCGCGAGCGTCGGCAGTAGCAGCGAATTCAGAGAAGGTCACAGTCATGAGGTTTGTTTGTTTGATGAACTTAGTATAGCAAGGGGAGGAAGCGATCACACGCTACCCTGTGCAACTTCTGCAAGTGGCACACGCTTGACGGTCAGACGACGCCATCCACGCACTTCACGGATAGCATTGACCACTTGGTTCACCACGTTGTTGTGCTGACGGTTGATACCGCGCAGTGACTTGGTAGCAGGACGAGTGATGTAGAAGATGCTGGTGGTCTCATCTTCGTTGCAGATGCTGATCTCGTAAGCGTTGGGCATGGGGTCCGTTCCTTTGACTCTCTTAATATACACGGTTTCCGCGCCCTGTGCCACTATAGTGGACACTTCAAGGACTGGTCAGCTTGGACACGCTGATTGCCAGCAGGAATGCGATCATGATCACCACATCCCACGATTTAGTGCGGATGAAGTACGGAACTGATATAGCATCAGATACAACATGCGCTATGACTCCTGCAGTTACGTTCACATGTAGCACAACAAAATAGGCAGCGATGACACCAACGCTCCCTGCGATCCGCGCCACTACATCTGTTTTCATTACCACTCCGTGATGTTCTTTACCCAGTCTTGTTGTAGCAGTTCTTTTACCTTGGTGCAGATATAGTCATCATTCTCAATACTCTTGCCACCCTGCTGGTGAGCGAAGAGACACTCATCTGACTCAATATGTGCTATGAAATCCTCTTTTGTAAACCATACGATACGTGCATCACACTCTTTCATGTTGATACCACAGAATATCAATCGCTCCCAGTCTTTATCACGAGACACATGGTTAATAATAAATGAGTCCTCCTTCACACTACCTTTCTTATCACGAGTAGCGAGAGAGAACTTAATCTCAGTAAGTATATTACTGATGACACGATCGTGTCCAGCAGTGGATGTCTTAGCACGTTTCACCCCATACTTGTACATACACTGGGACACAAATCGCTCACCAAACTCACCCTTTTGTTTGGGTGACATGTACACATACCCCTTGAATGGAGTATCTTCCCAAGGATCTTGTACGTTGGAATCAATGTAGTCACGGAGACTACCATCAGCAAACATAAAGTCAAACATAATCCTTGGGAAGTTGATCCTATTATAGCGTGTGACAGGTCAACATTCAATCTGTTGGATCAGTTCGTCAACTGTCACCTCTAGCTCTGCTGCTTTCAGTTCAAGTGCCATCATACCAGCAGTGTCATCATCACTCATATCCATGTCATCCATATCAGTGAGTGAGAGCATCTTGTCAAACAGCATGTCAACAAAGTTGCGGTCGTCTTGAGTGATCATTGTTCTAATTGTGATTTGAGAAGATTGTACAGTTCACTAGCATCAACGTTGTGATGGTAGGAATATTGTGCTGTGTGCCCCAGTGGACACCCCATCATCATATCCATCAGGAATTTGATTTGAGAGGGTTCTAGGGGCACTGAGCAGGTCTCAGTAGTCATTGTGGATTGGAGGGGGGATAGAGACGCTCCCAGGTGCCTCTCAGCACGCCATGGGAGAATAATCTGAACCAGTGTACTCTTCAGTGTTGATGGCAGTCACTACAGCACCGTTGGCGACGTAGTTACGAACTTCGTACTGCATCTCAGTCTTGAGTTTAGTAGCGAAGAAGACCATCTCAGAGTCAGAACCAGGGTGCCAAACGACTTTCTTAACGAAACGCTTGCCAGTGCCGACAGGATAGTAATCAATCTTGGTGGCGGAGGTGAAGAGTTGCATGGGTGCCTTGCTTTGACTCTCTTAATATACACGGTTTGAGGGTGCTGTGCCACAATAGTGGACACTAGCTCAACTGGCACGGTCACCGTAAATGGGAATGATGTCAGTGCGACAGTGCTGTGTCTTGTTGATGTGTTGTTCCCACAGAGCGGCATCGTCCAAATTGTAGAAGATCGCTTCTTGGCGGGCGGTGCCCTTCTTCTTGTTTTTCATCCACACAACTGCGTACTTCATGATAAAATTGAGGGTAGACTAGAATGTTAACATAGTGACGACCCCACCGTGAGTTTGCACTCGTGGGCAGTGGGATGTCTTTGAAGCAAATAGTAATATACTCTTCGCTTATGAAAGAAATATAACCTGTAACATGCCCATATGTTACAGGTTGAAGCAATTCAAAATCAGTTGACTTCATCAAAATACTTCCGATCCTTATTCTCTGGTTTAGGGAGACGGAACATTTCCTTAAGATCGTTTAGATCATTAAGTTGCTTCTGCAAGTTATCAATTTGACGTTGCAGAATTTCAAAGTTTCTATCATTGTTATTTTGCATCATCAGCATGTTTTGCACTGCTGATTTAAAATCTTCTTCGTTCATGGTGAATCAGTAACGCTGTGGTATTTTATCATACTGTAGTTTCTTGACAAGCTTTGGATCATCAATGAATGGATCAACTTCACGGTTGCCCATCATTAGATCATACAAACCGCGAGCACGACAGTATGCTTTCTCGTGATATTCTATCACATCATTGATGCAAGATAGCATCTCTTCATATGCTTGTCTTGACGATACTTTGTCATCTTGGAGGTAATCGTCAATAGCATCCTGCATACGACATTGGCGTTGCTTTTCATAAGTGTTGTCAGGTCCAAGAATTGGTGATGTCACGAATTAAACTCCTCGTTACGACGGCGATCAAGGTATTCAATAATTTCACCACGCCACTCTAGCAATTCATGATAGCATTGCTGATCATGTGCATCTTGACGTAGTTCATGATCTGGTTTCAACACACTCTCATAAAAGATGAAAAAGGCATCTTTGCGTTTTTCGTGTTTGGTTGTGTTCCAGTCCATGTAATTGTAGCGTTGACTCAGGTATTTTAGATGGTTGTGTGTGGAAATCCACGTTTCCTAATAATTTCTTTATGATTGAGGTCCCCAACCATCATTCTCAGGGACACAATCATCATCGTCCACACGGTCAACTGATGC